AGTTCTAAAAAATATAGCAGACGGATCATTCTTACCTATCCAAATAACAAGAGTAAAAGCAACTAATACAACTGCAACTGACATAGTTGCCTTATTCTAAATTTAGAGTTATATGTTAAATATAATTCAAAATACAATAGGTGCGTTAGCTCGTAAAGGGTTAAGTGTCATTCGCAACGGACTAAAGATGTGGCTACCTTTCGAGAAGAGTGGCAGCGACTTATCAGGCAATTCAAACAACGCTACCTTATACACAGGAAAGGCACTTAGCTTTGATGGGGTGAATGATTATGTGGATTTAAGTGGATTTACTTTAGATGGTGATACTATAACTATGTCGTTATGGGCAGATTTCACAAGCGAAGGAACTATATTTGATGCTACTGGTGGTAGCACTCCTTTTTTAGTTAGATATAAGTCGGGTGGTATAAGAATATCAAACGGGGCTACTTCTTACGATGTTGCAGGGGTTAGTTCAAATGTAGGGTTTAAACGATTTGTAATTGTTTACGATTCTTCTGATTTTAAGGTTTATGCAGACGGAACTCAATTAGGTAGTACCGTTTCTAGTGTAGGTACTTTAAACCTAAGCAACCATACCGCTGTTAGAGTAGGTTACAAAACAAACAATTCAAGTGCTCTTGGTGGTAACATTTCCGACTTCCAAATCTACAACTCAGCTTGGACACAAGACGATGTAACCTTTGACTACAACAATCCGCAGCACCTTGTTACGGATAACTCTGAATTGAGATATGGTAGTGAGGAAGTTACTAAGGGTGATTTTGAAGGTATCACACAAGCAGAGGACACAACGGGTGCTGATTGGACTACAGGTACAGGATGGAGTATAGGTAGCGGTGTAGCGAGTTGTGATGGTACAAGTGGAGTTAGTATGCATCAAAATATATTAGGAGTACAAGATAATATATACGCTATAACAGTAACAGTTTCTAATTATACATCTGGTACATTACAAATTGGTGGAAGTTCAAATAATTTAGAAGTAGATGCTAACGGTACATATACATACCATAGAACTTGGACATCTGATAGTAACTTATATTTTAAATCTAAGGCTGGTGCTGGTTTTACTGGCTCAATATCAAACATCTCCGTAAAAGAAATAGTTTCACCAACATTAAACAATCTCAAAGGTTATTGGCACTTGAGCGAGGGTGATGGTTCGATTGTTTACGATAGTTCGGGAGAGGGCAACGATGGTACTTCATACGATGGTAATGCAGACGACCACGATGGCGATGGTACTATAATCGGTGCGACTTGGGATGACCAACAAGCTACAATACCTCAACTTGGTTTGATGGATTGGGCGAAGAGTACACCAGTAGCCGATGAGATTACTTTAATAGCAGACCCTAACAACCCATCAGAGGACATCTTAGGTAACTCGGTTCGACTTAGAGAGCATAGTTTGAATTTAGATGGTATCGGTTATGCTGAAGTGCCTGATGCTGATAATTTAGATTTTGGTACGGGTGATTTTAGTATTGAGGCTTGGGCGAAATATAGGTATATAAATACAAATAGTTCATTTAATATTGTTGTAACATTAGGGGGGTCTTTCCCAAATAATACTTCTGCTGCTATTGTTACTGATAGTACCCAGTTTAAGTTTTATATAGGAAGTTCTCACGTTGATTCAACAACAACTTTAGTTGAAGGTCAATGGTATCATATAGTGGGTACTAGAACAGGTGCAACTTTAAGGTTGTATGTAGATAAAACTTCAGAAGGAGGTACTGCTAATTCATCTTTAACGGTAACTAATGTAGACACCAAACGAATCGGGAGAGATAGTACTTTAGATAGACCTTATCAAGATTTAATTGACGATGTACGAATCTACGACAGAGCATTATCAGCAGACGAAGTAGAGCAAAACTACAAAGCTGGGTTAAACAAACATAAAACAGGAAGTTCATTTAGCGATGATTTCTCAAGTGATTACGGATTTTAAATAAAACAACAAGATGGCAAAACGAGATTATAAAAGTTCAACTTTAAGAAACGGATACAAGTCTTTAGTAGGAACAAACAAAGATAAAAAAGTTTCTGTTGCTTCAGGCGATAAACGAACTAGAGCTGAATTGCTTGATTCTATCGAGGACTTGTTTCAAGGTGGAGAGAACACTATAACGCCTGAAGATTTACGAGCAGTATTAACTATGATAGTATTATCATCTAACAATTCTAGCGATGATAGGTAAATTTATTTGTTTAAATGAGCAGACTTACAACTCGGAGATTCCTTTGGAACTTCTAGGTAGATATGCAAGAGTAGAGAAAGATGAAGAAGGTGTTTTAGTTGGTGTTTTGCCAACTACATTTGCTGAAGTTGGAGAGGATAATAAAACTGCATACGGATCAGTTGTAGAAATAACTATAAACGATGCTAAGTTTTACGTGATGGAATTAGAGGCGAGTTGGTTAAGCGGTGAGATTACTGCATTGATTGATTTAGGCGAAGGGTTAAGCTATCCAAACAATACTCTTTTGACAAAAGAAGAGGCAAAGAGTTTAATTAAAGCAAATCAGGATGATTTACATTGATAAGTTGAAAAGTGTGTTTGTTATTACCTACCTTGTAGGTGATAAGGTACAACTTCAAACTCAAAGAGATAACGAGAAAGATGCAAGGGCTTACGCTAAGGCATTGGGAAAAAAACATAAAGTAAAAGTAAATGCTAAAGCTATTGCCAAACAAGACTAATACGGTTTATTTATCGTTGTTTGAAAATTCAACTGATGCGATAAACAATTACTATTTACTTGTATTAACTAATCTTCAAACTAGAGAAAGCGAAGAAAAGGTTGTTACTAAGGTATCGGTTAATGAGAGAGCAGTCAAACTATCTTTCAATATAGATACTGGCGAAGAGCCGATGTTTACTATGCAAGATGTTAGTTTTTATCGTTACGATGTATATGAACAAACAAGTTCATTAAATGTAGATATAACTGATTCTAGTGTTCTCGGATTGCGAGAAACGGGTAAGGCTTGGGTAAGTGGAACGAGTGAAGTATCTTATATAAAACAAGCAGAAGCAGATAAGACAAACGATGTATATTTAAAGGTATGAGTTTTAAAGTAATAAATTTCAGTTCACAAGTAACTCCTAAAGCAGTCGAAAGTCCTGCTAAGGATTGGGTGTCTTATGGCGATGATAACGACTATTTTCAATATCTAATTGATAGGTATAACGGGAGTGCGGTAAATAACGCAATTATATCGAGTGTAAGCGATCAAATATTCGGGGAAGGGCTAAGTGCTACGGATAGCAATAGAAAGCCTTTAGACTTCGCTAAAATGCGTACCATATTTAAGGCAGAAGATTTACGAAGGGTAGCAGGAGATTTAAAATTGTTAGGTCAAGCTGCATTTAATATCGTTTGGAATAAGGGGAGAACGGAAATACTTAAAGCAAAACATATACCAATGCAGAACCTAAGACCTGAGAAGGCAACAGAGGGCGAGGTTAAGGCATGGTATTACTCAGATAATTGGAATGAGTTTAGAAAAGACAGGTATAAGCCTAAAAGAGTAGAGGCGTTTGATGGATCAAGAGGTGAGGAAACTCAAATCTTGGTTATTAAACCATACGCAGCCGGATACTTTTACTTTTCACCAGTTGATTATGCAGGTGCTTTAAAATGGGCAGAGATAGATGAGGAGATAGGTACTTATCACTTGACTAATATACAGAATGGTTTTGCACCTAGTATGATGGTAAACTTTAATAATGGTTTACCGAGTGAAGATGAGCAGAGAGTTATAGAGCGAAAGGTAGAACAGAAGTTACAAGGTACTGGGGGGAAGAAATTCCTACTTTCATTTAACGATGATTCGAGTACGGCAACAACGATTGAGAGTTTACCTATTTCGGAAGCCTCAGAGCAATATAAATTCCTATCTGAAGAGGCAACAAAGAAGATTTTAGTAGGTCATAAAGTAACATCTCCTATGTTATTCGGGATTAAGGATAGCACTGGTTTAGGTAATAACGCTGATGAGATTAAAACTGCTTCTCAGTTATGGGATAATACGGTAATAAAGCCAAAGCAAAACATATTACTAGAAGCTATTAATCAAGTGTTAGCGGTAAACAATATTGTTTTAGATACTTACTTTAAAACTTTGCAACCTATTGAGTTCATTGATACGGAAGGCTTAGATGTTGAAGAAACAGAGAAAGAAACGGGTGTTGATATGTGTCAAAACTTCTCAAAAGAAGATGAGAAGAACGACACTTTAGTTGCTGCTGAGTTGATTGGTTTAGGAGAAGAGTTAAGCGAAGAAGAATGGGAGTTGATAGGCGATGAAGATGCAGAAGAATACGAAGCACTAGAGCAGTATAAGTTTGTTAGTAGTGGAACGGCAAGACCAAACGCTAATAGTGAACAAGACGCTAATATAAACGGCTTTATGTACAAGGTTCGCTATGCTTATGAACCCTTAGCAGTAAGTTCAAATAGTAGAGCGTTCTGTCGTAAGATGGTAAATGCTCGTAAGCTATACAGAAAAGAAGATATTATTGCAATGGGTGAGAAATCAGTCAATGCAGGTTGGGGCAAAGGCGGTGCTAATACCTACTCAATTTGGAAGTATAAAGGCGGAGGGGATTGTCATCATAAATGGAGAAGAAAAACATTTAAAAGCGTTATTAAAGTAGATGTTAAATCTCCATTAGCACCGACAGTAAGCACAAATCAGGCAGATAAAGAAGGTTACAGAGTTCGTAATACTAAAGAGGTAGCGATGAAGCCTAAAGATATGACTAATAGAGGATTTATAAAGAAAAGATAATGGCATCACTATTTTGCAACGAAGATAAATTAAAGAGTTCTACGGCTATAAATTACAATGTAGATACTGCATTCTTGTTACCTTTTTTAAAGATAGCACAAGACAAGCACTTGCAAGTTATTTTAGGAACTGATTTATACGTTAAGATTGAAACAGAAATTGCAGCAGGAACTCTCGCAGGGGTTTATAAAACCTTAGTAGATGATTATGTTCAAGACGCTATTATTCACTACGCTTTAATTGAGGCTTTGCCGTTTATATCTTTTCAAATTAAGAACGGAACGGTTACGCAAAAGAATAGCGAAAACGGTCAAGCTGCTAGCAAAGAGGATTTGAACTGGTTAATACAAAAGGAGAGAGATACGGCTGAGTTTTATGGTCAGAGAATAGTTGATTATTTATGCGACAATTCAAGTTCCTTTCCTGAGTACACCTCTAATAGTGGTTCAGATTTGAATCCTATTGACAACGCTTATAATATAGGGATAAGACTATGAAATATAGACCAAAGGCAAAGAATATAAAAAAATTAAAAATATATTTAAGTAAGATAAAAAATGTATAAGGATTTAATAGAAACTAATGTTGTAAATACGGCAGCTATTGGAATTAGCTTTGCGGATATAAATAGTGTTTTAACGGCTATCGTATTAATTACGGCAGCGGTTTACAATATCCAAAAGATAGGAAATGAGAAGAAAGATTAAACATTTTTCAGAGGATGAATTTACTTGCAACGGAGTAGGGTGTTACGATCTAATGAGCGATGATTTATTAGTTAAGTTAGATGAAGCACGTACAATAGCAGGTATTCCTTTTCATATCAATTCTAGTTGGAGAGATAAAGCAACAAATGAGAGGGTAGGCGGAAAGCCTAACTCAGCACATACAAGAGGCAACGCAGTTGATATATCATGCGGTAATAGTTCAGATAGATTTACAATAATTGATGCTTGTATTACGGCAGGGTTTACTCGTATAGGAATTGCGAAGACATTTATTCATGTAGATGTCGATGAGGATTTACCTAGTTGTGTAACTTGGATTTATTAATATGAGCGGATTTGAGATTGGTTTAGGAGTTTATACTGGAATACTTGTCGGCGTTTGGTCGGATAAGTTTGGAGATGGTTACAAACATTGTATTTATTTACCTTTTATATTCATTGAATTTAACACTTATTATGATTGATTTTATTGCACAAAATTGGGGTGAGCTACTTATCGGCTTAATGGCTTTCGGTAAGATAGTTGTAAACCTAACACCAACGGAAAAGGATAACAAGGTTTTCGGGTGGATTGATGATTTAATTAACTACTTTATAAAAGACAAAACAAATGCCAGTTAATCCACTATTTGCAAAGGGTATCTTAACAATTATACCTGAGATGTTTAAGGACACTAAAGGCAAATGGAGTAGTAAGCGAACTGTTAGCGGTGTGCTTGCGATTGCATCAGTTACACAAATAGATGCAGGAGGGATCACAACAAACACTTTAATACTAGCAGCGATTTCGATTATTCCGCTATGCTTTTCTGTATTCGAAAAAAATTAGTATATTAGTGCAAAACTAATATTATGAAGAAAAATAACCGATTTAGGCTAAAAGCCGATGAGATTGAGTTAATCAAAAGGCACAGAGCCAACACCTTAGACAATTTTAACGATAACACCGCACTAGATTTACACCTAAAAGATAGGGGTATCTCTAAAAAAGACGTTGTATCTGTCAAGCACTGGCAGAATATGAGTGGAGAACTTCGGTTTTCTGTTGTTACTAAGGAAGGAAAAGGTATTGATGAAGATGGTATCTTTAAAAGGCTGAACACTTTTATAAGTGAACACGCACCAACCTACCCAAAGGTGAAACATAAAGCAGGGAGGCACTTGCTTGTTATCAATCCTGCTGACATTCACATAGGCAAATACGCTAATAGTGAGGAAACTGGAGAAGAATACAACATACCTATTGCCGTTTCACGAGTTATAGAGGGTGTGCAAGGTCTTATTAATAAATCAAAGGGGTTTAGTATAGATAGGGTTTTATTCTGCATAGGAAACGATATTTTGCACGTTGATAATGTTTATAATACCACTACAAAAGGAACGCCTCAAGACTGCGATGGTAAATGGTGGGAACATTATGAGATAGCTTTGCAGTTATATGTTAAATGTGTAGAGATGCTCAGAGAGATAGCACCAGTTGATTGCGTACACTCTATGAGCAACCACGACTATCAAAGTGGGTTTCATTTAGCACACGCATTAAAGAGTTGGTTCAGGCTTACTGATGATGTTTCAGTTGATGCAGGCGTTAGTCATAGGAAATATTACAAGTATGGTGCTAATCTTATAGGCTTAGAGCATGGCGATGGTGCGAAGATGGACAACCTACCTATGTTGATGGCACATGAAAAGCCTCAAGAATGGGCTGAGAGCAAGTTTAGGTATTGGTATCTTCACCATTTGCACCACAAGGTTAAGTATAAGTGGCGAGATGCTAAAGACTTTATCGGTGTTACGGTTGAATACCTAAGAAGTCCAAGTTCGGCAGATAGTTGGCACTCTCGAAAAGGGTTTACAGGATCACCTAAAGCAGTAGAGGGCTTTGTTCACGAGTTTGATAAAGGGCAAGTCGCTAGAATTACTCACTTTTTTTAAACATTTCCACTTGATTATTAAGGACTTATAGAAATATAGGTCTTTTTTTTGCTTTATTCTTAAAATATTTTATATATTTGTATCAAACAAAACCTTTAAAATTATGAACAAAGCAGAAGCATACGACAATCTATTAAGCATCGTTGAAAAATGGGTGCGAGTTTGTGAGGAAGAAAAGCAAATGACTGAGGCGGTAAATATGCCTGATGGTATGGATAGGATAATAGGCTTTAAAAGAGAGGCGAGAGCTGAACAAATGAAGGCTATAGTAATGGATCACAATCAGTATATCGCTGATGTAAAACGAGAGGCTGAGATGCCTAAACAAATCAAAGCTAAAGGTTGGGATATTAAAAATGACATGAGAATGCCTCATTAATTTTCGTATTCTAAAAATTATTTGTATATTTGTATTAATCAAAACAACTAGATATGTATAAAATTGTAGGGAGTTACAAAGGTGGTTCATTTGAAGAACTAGACCTCGCTAAATCACAAGATGAAGCGATACTTAAAATGGAGGCTTTGAGAGAGAAATATTCTCAGGGGTGGACAATAATCTTTTATAAAATCGACTAAGATGGGATTACTAAAACAACTATTACTAGGAACACGCTTTCAGCAGATAGATAGAGAGCGAGCATTAGAAGAGCAAATCAATAACCAATACGATGAGTATTGCAAAACACGAGAGCAGTGGAATACTGGTGAGCGTAATGCTGAGATGAACTCAATCAAGGAATGGGAATACTTAAACAAACCACGTTATGAACAGAGATAAGATTGCAGAATTATACAAGAAGTATAATCTAGATAAGGAAGATATTTTTAAGCATCCTCACTACTTAATCATTACTCGTAGTGGTATAGATAAGGTGCAAGCAATTGAAGGTATTAAGATCACTTATGAGGTTATAAAATGTGAAACTAATTTTTGCGTAGTCAAAGCCAAAAGCGAGAATTTAGAAACCTTCGGAAGTGCTATCAAAGGAACATCGTTTAAAGATGGGAACACTAACTCTTGGTATGTTATGGAAATGGCTGAAAAGAGAGCGATGAGTAGATTGGTTTTAAAGGTGTGTGGCTTTTACGAGCTAGGTGTATTCGGTGAAGATGAATCAGAAGATTTTAAAAGATGAGAAAGGGTAGAGGATGGCAACCAACAACAGAGTTGCAAGAGGTGTTAATGAATACCTACAAGACAAAAAGTAATATCGGCAGGGTGTTAGGTTTATCACAACCTACCCTGATGATAGTGCTGAGGGATCAAAAGCGATTGAACTTAAAGCAATTATCTAAAATTAGTAAGGATAGCAAAATATGTATAACCGATTTAATTAAATTGATATGATAAATCTAGAGGAAATAAATAGTATTATAGAGAAATCGGCAGAGATTAATAACACAACTTTTGAATCTGTAATGCAGCCAAATAGAAAGGCTTTAAATGTTGCAGCTAGGCAAATGTGTTACACTCTGTTAAAGGAACACGATTTTGGGTGGTCGGAGATTGGTCGAATATTCAATAAAAACCATGCCAGCATAATCAACGGAGTAAAAAACCATGAGAGAGATTACAAGGCGTTAAATTACTACAAAGATAACTACGATAGGCTAAAGTTGTTCATCAACGATCCTGATGAGGTGATATTGTTTGACAAACAAAAGGAAGTCATAGAAACTTTGCGAGGAGAGAACGCAAATTTACGAGATAGAATTTACGAGATTAAGCAGTTAAAAGTTAAATTAATTAAATCACTAGAAGCGTTATGCGAGTAAAAGGTACAGTATTACAAGTAAAAGAGGTGCAAGTCATTTCTGATAAGTTTAAGAAGCAAGAGGTTATCCTGAAGCAGGAAGGTGTCGAGTACGATGCAGATATTCCTATTGAGTTTATTCAAGACAAAGGGATAGAACTTGTTAAAGGTTTAAAGGTAGGCTCATCGTATGAAATTGATATTAATATAAGCGGTAGAGCTTGGAAAGATAGACACTTCGTTAGCTTAAAGGCTTGGAAAGTCGCAAAGGTAGAACAATCCCCCCAGATTGATGAATCAAGTGATGATGGTATGCCTTTTTGATAAGGCTATGAAGCTACTCAGTTGGTTAAATTTAGAGGTGCTTTAATCGGCATCTCTTTTTTTTTCTTAA